GAAGTGTGGGCCACGGCCCTGTGACAACCGGGCACCCCGTAAACCCGAACCGAAGGGAGCCCTAGTGGCTATCTACTTGCAGGGCGTCGGCGCAAGCTCGTTCCTTGTCACTTACGCCGGCACCACGCTGACCGACCACGTCCGGTCGGTGACGATCAACATGGCCTACGACGAGGTCGACGTGACCGCGATGGGCGCCGTCGCGCACGCCGTCATCCCGGGTCTCCGTGACGACTCGGTCACGCTCGAGTTCTACCAGGACTTCGCCGCATCGTCCGTCGACGTGACCCTCAACAGCTACCTCGGATCGACGTCGGGCGCCACGCTCGTGATCCAGTCGTCCGGGTCAACGGTGTCGGCGACAAACCCGAAGTGGACCGTCGTGTCGTCGCCGTTCACGTACGAGCCGCTTAACGCAGCGGTCGGCGAGGCGTCCACCACGTCGGTGACGTTCAAGCCCGTCGCGGGCCAGAGCATCACAAGGGCCACGTCGTAGCTTGGCTGAAGCGGTTCGAGTCAAGGGGCTGCGGGAACTCCTCGCCGTCACGGACAAGCTGCCGAAGCACGCCAAGCGGGAGGTACGCGACGCGCTCCGTAGTTCCGCCGAGCCAGTGCGTCAAACGGCGGAGCTCAACTTCCGCACGACGTTTCCCGGCCGCGAAGGAGCTAGCAGGTTCGGGATCAGCGTCCGCAAGGTCGGAACGATCTCGGTCGAGCAGCGGAAACGACGCACGACCGGCAAACGTCTCGACTTCGCCAAGTTGCAGATGGCCGACGTGCTGATACCGGCACTGGACAGCAACGAGCGGGAGATAGTCAACCGGGTCGACGCCGTACTGGACGACCTCGAGCGAAAGTGGGGCAGACCGTGAACGAAGACGGCTTCGAGTACGACGGAACGTTCTACCCCTGGCATGTTTCAGACGTCGGCAAGGACCTGCGGCTGATCGACCACTTCACAGGACTGCCGGTCGCGGAGTTCTTCCGGTCGGTGGAGGACTCGTTCGACAACGGCCGCGGGCCGATCCTGCTCGCTCTGATCGCAACGTCGATCCGGCACAAGAAGCAGGAGTGGAGCGTGGAACGGATCGCACGACTCGTCGACGGACTCAGCCTCTCCGACGTGACGTTCCTCGAGGGCGAAGGTGGCGATGAAGTGCCCCCTCCGAACGCGGGCGACGCGCCCGCAGACAAGCCCGCGAGTCCGCCTACATCATCGGCAGAGCCCGAACCATCGCAGGAGTCGACGACCTCCGAACAGTTGTACGCGAGCCCTGTTTGATGTGGCAGCCGTGGGTCGGCCACTGGTTTCCCGGGTTCACCCCCGAGCGGATGGGGGAGCTGTCGTTGTCGCAGTACGTGTCCATGCACGAGTTTGCTTCCAAGAACGGCGGTAGCTGATGGCGCGGAGAAGGCTCGAAGTCGAGATCGTCGGCGACTCGACCAAGCTCGACAAGGCGTTCAAGTCGGCGAACAGGTCGGCGCGGTCGTTCGGCCGTGACATCTCCAGGAACGCCGGCCGCGGCGGAGGAGGAGGTATCCTCGGCGGAGCTCTGTTCGGCTCGGTGGGAAAGGCAGGTGCCGTCGGAGCCGGGATCGCAGTCGCGGGCGCGGTCGGCGTCAAGACAATTAAGTCGCTTGTCGCCGCAGCGAAAGAGGCGGAGGTTGCGCAGGCAAACCTGTCCCAGGCGTTCTCCGCTGCCGGTGTGTCGACAAAGAAGTACGGCGACCAGATCGACAACGCGATCCAGTCAACGTCCAAGCTGGCGGGCCTCGACGATGAGCTCGTCTCCAACCAGTTCGCAAACCTGCTGCGTACGACCGGCAGCGTCGCAAAGGCGACCCGCGACATCGCACTGGCCGCGAACATCGCTCGCGCCCGGAAGATTTCGCTCGCAGCCGCAACAAAGGTTGTTGAGAAAGCAGAGAACGGTCAGCTGCGCGGTCTGAAGTCGTTGGGCGTGCAGATCGACAAGAACACAACGTCTACGGAGGCGATCGAGCAAGCCCAAAAGAAGTTCGCCGGTTCGGCTGAAGCGTACGGCCGCACGGCAGCCGGCGCACAGGACAGACTCAACGTTGCGTTTGAGAACGTCCGTGAGCGCCTCGGCACCAAACTGCTGCCGATCATCACCAAGCTGTCGTTGAAGCTGATCGACTTCATCGACTGGTCGGAGAAGAACTGGCCGAAGTTCGCGAAAGCGATAGAAGACGCCTACAGGACGGCCAAGCCGTTCATCGACAATCTGAACCAGCGGATCCAGGCGATTGCGACCGTGATTCGAGGGGTTGTAAACGTAATTGAGGGGATCAAAAACGGCGAGTGGTCGATGGCGTGGAAGGGGCTAAAGGAGGTCGTCGTCGGCGCTGTCAAGGAGATGTACCTGGCCTTCGCCAAGCTCCCGATGATGATGCTGAAAGCTCTTGGCAAGGCCGCTTTCGCGGGCATTGAGAAGGCGTTCACGGCGGCGCTGAACCGGATCATCAGTCTGATCAACAAGGCGATTAGGGCGTATAACAAGATCCCGTTGGCTCCTAACCTGCCCACCGTCGGCGCCGTTGGCGGCGGCGGGCCCTCCGCTTCTGGCGCATCAGCGCCGGCCCCGGATGGTGTGGTTCACGGGGAGCGCAACCCGCAGGTCGTCAACCTTGTCGTGGACGGCAAGACGCTCGCGTCCATCGTGACCGGACACCAGCTCAAAGCGTCGCGACGTGGCGCCACCCAGACGCGCGGCACCATTGCGGGACGCAACAACAACGTAGGGAACTGACACAGTGGCGATCCAGCCTGGCATCAACATCTCGGACGATCCCGTGATGACCGGCAGCCCCGCCTGGACGTTCCTCGACCCCGACGTGTACGGGCCGTACTTCTCCGTCACCGGCTGGACGATCGACCGTGGCCGCTCCTACGAGCTCGACAAGACCGGAGTCGGTACAGCGTCGGTGTCGATCGTGGACTGGTCGGGCTACTTCGACCCGACGATCGGGTCGACCGCCGACGTGATGTACCACGCCGCAATCGCGATGCTCAACCCGGTCACCGGGGCGACCGCCACCCTGTTCCGCGGCTACGTGTCGGCGCTGCACTACGAGCCGTACACCAACGAGCAGGTCGCAAACGTCAAGCTCGAGCTGGTCGACGCGTTCGCGGTGTTCGCCGCGATGGAGCTTCCTCCGGCCGCGCTGTCAGGGTCGACGGTGTCGCTCGTGGCCGGCAACCTGTCGTTCCCCGCACTTGCGTTCTCTGACGCGGTACAACGTCGGATCGGCGACGGCACCCACTACGGCGGCATCCTGTCCGACATCAAGTGGCCGACGACGCTGCGGTCGATCTTCACCGGCAACGTGAAGTTGCAGGCGACGACGTATCCGCCGCGCACCTCGCCGCTGACAGTGATGCAGGACGCCGCCGACTCCGAGTTTCCCGGGGTCGCGAACCTGTACATGAGCCGCGACGGCAAGGTCACGTTCCGCGGTCGTCTCGCACGCTTCAACCCGACTGATCCGTCGTACGGGATCACAACGTGGTATCTCGGCGACCAAGCAGCCGCGAACGCGTCAGCGTCGACGGTGGTGCCGATCTCGCCCCCGATCACTGTCAGCCGCGACGACTCGAACCTCTACTCGGACGCGCTCGCGACCTACAACGGCATCGCCGACGCGGACATTGCAGGCCAGCACACGGTGTCGTCGGCCGCGACGGCAACGTACGGGCTGCGCACATGGTCGGCCGAGGGGCTGCTGACCGCCGGGGGCACCGCGAACACGGCGGCTCAGGAAACGAAGCTGTTCGCGACCTACTACGTCAACAACTACTCGACGCCACGCACCCGCGTCGGCCAGCTGACGGTGCGTCCGCAGCCGCCGGCGGGAACGCACGGGCCGGTGACGTGGGCGCTGATGTGTGGCGTCGACATCTCCGACCGGGTGTCGCTGACGACCACGCACGGAGGCGGAGGCGGCTTCGCGGGCGACTACTTCTTCATCGAGGGCGTCCACTACGACGCGAACACATCGGGAGGTACAGCGGTGACAAACGTGACGTTGACGTTGGACGTGTCCCCGGCGGGCTACTGGTCGAGCAACCCGTTCTGATGGCGTCGAAGACGGGACAGAATCACGGTCGCGACCACGGCCCCGACGGGTCCGACCCGATCGTCGGCTACCTCCATTTCGGCAGCAACACCGGCACCGACGACCTGCACGCGACCGTCAGCTCGTCGTACGAGTTCCTGTTCACGTCCGGCACCGCGTACCTGCTCGTCAACGAGTCGCAATCCGAAATCTACGGCGCCGCGCTGGCGATCCAAACGACCGGGGCGGCGGGCACAACGATCAGGATCGCGTCGGGGTCGTCGTTTACGGTGCTCGACTCGGGCGGCAACCCGATCTTCCGCGTCGACGAAGACGGCGACCTGCACGGCAAGACCGGCAAAGCGCTCACCTTCGACCTCTGATCCCACCTTCAGCTGATGACACCTAACCCGAACCGGGAGGCAGCCGCATGGTGAAAGCATTCCGTCTCGCCGCGCTCGAGCGTGCGAAACGCTACGTCGGCGTCAAAGAGAACCCGACAGGCTCCAACCACGGCCGCCTGATCGACCAGTGGTGCGAGAACACGAACGGCATCCCCGGCGGCTACCCGTGGTGCGCCGCGTTCCTGTACTGCATGTTTGCCGGCTCAGGTCTCGACCTGAAGAAGCAAGGGCTCGTGGGCCCGGCGCTCGTCGAGAACTGGGTGAGGTGGGGGAGAGACAAGGGCTACGTCGTCTCTCGTCCGTTGCGCGGCGACGTGTGCTGCTTCGACTGGGGCGCAGACGGGTGGCGCGACCACATCGGCATCGTCGACCGCGTCCTGGCCGTCCGCTGGAAGGGCGGCCGGTTCGTCGGCTGGGTGCGCTCCTGCGAAGGGAACACGTCCGGGTCCTCGGACAGCAACGGCGGCGAGGTGCAGATCAGGTGGCGGTGGGTGAACGGCGCCCAGGTGTACCTGCGGGTGCCCGGGCCATGAGCGGCAAAGACCCGGTGTCGGTGGCGCTCCTCGTCGTCGGAGCGATCAGAGTGGCGGCGTTCGCGTACGGCGTCTGGTACGGGTGGCGGCACAGGCACGTACTCATGGTCGTCGGGTTCGGGATGGCGACCGTGTCGTCGTCGATTTTCGCGTTCTCCAACGCCGGCATCCACGTCACCCCGTGGGTCGTCGACGCGGCAACGTACTGGGCGACCCCGACCGCGATCATGCTGGTAGCCGCAGCGACCTTCAACGACCGTATCGACCGAGCGCTCGGCCCTCGCGACGGCTGGCGGCCATGAGTGGCTGGTTCAACGTCGCCGTCGCCGCTGTCTCCGCGCTCCTCGCGGGCGGCCTCGCGACGCTCTACAAGGCTCGGCCTGAGCGTGACAACCTCCTCACGTCGGCGGCGGGGCAGGCCGTGATGGCGCTCCAGGCCGCGCTCAACGAGACGCAGCGGGAGCTTGCCGCAACCCAGCTCGAGCTGGCAGAAGCACGAGCCGAATGGGAGAAGCAGCGGAAAGCGATGCAGGCAGAGATCAGCGCCTTGAACGCCCGCGAGCTCGAGCTGCGCAGGCTGATCGACGAGTTGCGGCGCGGATCGGCCACATGACATGCCGCTGCGCCGGAAAACCGACCGTGAACCCGATCTCGCACCGGGCGACCTCGACGTTTCCGTCGACATCGACCCGGAGCACGAGTGGCGGATGCGGATGCTGCAACAAGCAGGGTTCACCGAGTTCCAGTCGTTCCGTCTGTCCGTGTCGGGGGCTGACTGGCACGACTGTAAGCGGATGCTTGACGCCGGCTGCCCAGCCGAACGCGTCCTAGACATCGTCCTCGAGTAAAGGAGCCCCACATGCTTCACTCCGCATGGTCACGGCTGCTCGCCCGCGCTGCCCTGGCCGCTGCCGCAGTGTTCCTGGCGACGTTGCAGGCCGCCGACGACCCGCTCGGGAAAGCAACGCTGCTTGGAGCCGCGACCGCGGCGCTGTGGGCCGCCGTCGAGATCCTGACGCCGGTGAACCGCTCGGTGGGCGCCGGATCGCCACCCAAATAGTGCTGTCC